CCCCAAGACTTTGCGGTTTGCGGACAGTGTAGCGGGCGCGAGCCCTAGCGAGCGCGAGAGCCCGGGCGCCTGCGACAAAATGCCGCGCGACAAAGTGTCGCACCCCTACATCTAGTAGCACACACGAACGCGAACCACTACATCCCGGGCGACTTATCCACAGGATATCCACAGATAATTATGATAAGCTATTGACACAACATCTAGATGTAATCAAGGTCGAGCCACTACATCTTGTGTCAACACATTTATTTGCACTTATCCACAACTTATTTTACCTATTTATATCAATCTATGGTATAAGATAACTAGAAATAAAATAGAAAGGACTACAATGACGAAAAATGAATTCAAGAATTCTGTAAAAGGTTTATTCTCTGTTCGTTGGTTAAAGAACAATGGAGAAGAAGGGTATATTCATAGAGGTATTCTTGGCTTAACTAAAAATGTTGATGGTCAACATAATGAGCATAATGACTATGTACTAGTTTATAAACTAGGCAATGGTTATGGTACTCAAAGGCGTTGGGGTAATGTAAACCCAAATACAATAACTCACATTAATGGAGTTGCTGTATGAAATTCAATATAATAACTTTCATTTGGTCAACAGCATTAGTGCTGTTGACTTTCCAAGTCTGTCTAGCGTGGATTGATTGGGATTTTACAAATACCATCATCTATAAATTTGTTCTTATAATGAATGGATTTATGTTTGGTATGGTAATCACAGATTGGAGTAATAATGACTGATAATTTACCAATGATTACTTCAAATGGTACTGACATATCACCTCTATTAAAAGAGATGATTGACCATTTAAAGTTAGAGAAAGAATTAGGCAACCTTGACAAGTTGGCTGATGTAAAAGTTCCAATGACCTCTAGTGCTGATTGGAAACTAATTTGCGGTGTGTTATGCAATTCAATAGTTGAATGGGCTTCACAAAACAGAAACAATGGGGGGTTAGAATTAATCAAGCATATGCAAGGTGATATTGGATACCTAGTCAAAAGATTGGGTCTAGTGGAGTAAGTAGTAGTCCACTTATAAACCACGACAAAGGGGGGATTTTTCCCCCCTTTTTTTATGCCAAAATGCAGGAAGTCAGGACTGATGTCCTGCGACCCCGGGCGATCCAGGAAATAACTGGAGAAATCATCGGAGTTTGAGTCGGAGTTTCAGGGAGTTTGACTGGCGGGCGCCCCGGTCGTTTAAAGCCTGGCCTGTGGATAACCTGTGGATAAGTGTGGAGTTTGGGGAGCTTGGGAGCTTAGAATGGCCTACTGATCAACCGAGGAAAGACTAAACCCCATTACCATCTCCTTTTGGGGCAAGAAGTCTAAGACTAACGCATGTGCATTACCCCTCATTGTGCCACCTACTAGCTCGAAGCTAATTGCACAAATTTAACGAGAGGACTTACAGATATGACTACCATGCCTCTCTATTGGGTGGAATATTCTTATCTAAAGCACCCAAATTCTTATGCTCGAATTGTGGTGAAGACCACGCTTCTGGTCAGTTTCCTAACTGTTCCGCAAAATGAGAAACAGAGGAAGAATCGTTCGGAGGAAGTACTCTATTTCTAATAACATAATACCACGAATCCAAATTCAAGGCAACACCTAATTCAACAATCTTGTGGATAACTTTATCCGTGAACTTTGCCCGGGCCCTGCGGGACATCCCATCATGGTCCTCGATCCGACTTCCCAGTCTTCCAGGAGTTTGGGAGTTTGAGCTGCATCACTGCAGCAGGTGCTGGATGACCAGGATGATCAGCAGCAGCTTCAGGGGAATTAATAACATAAAAAACGGCACAATACCTCAACTTTCTGTAGCCTCTTCAATTGTATAACACAGCTCCTGTGAAGGCGTCAACCCGGGCTTCTAACTTTTTCGCGGAAAACCTGACCTTTTATACCAAAGGAAATCCCGGCGCGCCCGGTGCGTCCCAGCTCCTGTCCTGAAGTCATCCAAAAAATGGCGGACTTCCGGGAGTTTGGGAGTTTGCGGAACGCTAACCAGGATCCCGGTAACCTGAAGGGTAATCCCAGCTCCAAAATAAATGGCGGATTTCCGGGAGTTTGGGAGATTGACATCTCGGAGTTTGCGCAGCAGCGCCGGGCGCCCGGTGCGACTTATCCACAGGTTATCCCCACCTTATTAAGGTGGGGAGTTTGGGAGTTTGAGCCTAATGCTCTTGTGGTCTAAATATGTCTTTTATTTGTTGACCGAATCCTCTCTCGAGTTCCTCGGCTTGTGATTCTGCTCGCTTTGCGTTGCGTGTCATAACGGGAACAACCCCGTCATAATGATTCGCAATTCGTTTTAAGACATCAATCATTTCTTCTTGATTATCCGCAATCCTATTGAGTGATTGATTTATAGTATCGTCGACTACCATATATACTCCATTTCTAATTCTTAATGAATTGTCTTATTATACCATTTTCTTATCCACAATGCAACAACTCTTTTAAATTATTTTCCTGTCAGGACTGGGCGGATGCCCGGGCCCAGCTCCAGGAAGGACAGGCATCTCATCAAAATTAAATGGCGGAACTCCGGGAGTTTCGGAGCTTCGGAACGCCAGCTGCGCACCGGGCGCCGGGCAACAGGATCCACGGATCAAAAATAAATGGCTGTTTTGCGGGAGTTTGGGAGTTTGAGAAAGTAACCGGGCGCCGGGCGCCCAGGACCACTGGGAGACTTATCCACAGGTTATACACGTTAATGGGGAGTTTGGGAGTTTAAGAGCTTGACAAGGTCCAGGTCCGCGAGCCTTCCATGGTATAACCCGGGCACTTGGTCCAGGGTCATATGGCCTAGGTCCTTGGTTTTGCAGCCGTGAAACAATTTGACCTCGCCACTCTGAACCAGGCTGACCAGGATATAGGATGACGCTCCCATCATTGCGTGCTTCATATTCCAGGCGATTTGAAAGGGTGATAATGCTATTCGATTATTATGTTGAGCTATCTTCAACTCAATTGTAAAAAATCCTGTGTCCCTGTGATAAATCAAACAATCCGGGAATCCTGGAGTAACATAACTTTCAAGGCGTGAAACAATATAATTACCATCGTCTAATAACGTCTTTACACTCTTCCAAAAAGTTGTTTCCGGCTTTACGGTCATACTTTGTCTTGTCTTTTACTATCCTCTGTTTGTACTTCGGTGATGTCTTTAGGTCCTTCGCTATCGGATTCCTCTTCGACCGAAAGGACAGTTTTATTTCCTTCTTTTTTAAATTCACCTGTTAATCCTAACTCCTTTAGTTGTTTCAAAACGTCTTCACGGGACATAGAATCAATACTTCCTGTCCTGATTTCTTTGCGGTCAATGTACAATCCTGCGGCCTGCCCTCGCAACCGCTCAGCGTTAACAGCAGCACTATAAGACTTTTCTTGTAGTGATTTCTCACGCAACCTAGCCAACTCCTGTACATGCTTGTTTAATTTAACCTCGTGTGTCTTTTCAATCTCAGCTCTTCGCTTGATAATAGCTTCTACAACCTTTGGGTATCTTTTACCATTTAATAGTTGAGAGGAAGTCACATTAGCTGATCCCTCTGAATATCCAGCCTGTCTTGCACATTCAGTTGGTGTCAACCTACCCTCATTCTCAGTGAATATCTTGACAAATATCTGCTGCTTGTCAGTCAATCCATCAGCTCTGATTGGATACTTTTTTGCCATATTTGTGGCACCACTTGTGGCACCACTTATTCTTCTGTCTACCATTCGTAAACCCCTGGTATAGTTATATTTTTACTCATTTTATTTTCTAAAAAACAAAAAAGTGCCTTGCGTCGTCTAGAGTAGTGACACATAGGTGCCACATAATAAAGCGTTGATATATAAGAATTAATCATCAAATGTGTCACTGTGGCACCAGTTTTGATCCCGGTACGAAAATAAAAAAAACATTTGAGCAAATATATCACTATAGACGCCACATTACAAAATAAAAATTGACCGATTCCTGCCATTTCCCCTTCCTATCCATCCCCTGTTGATCAGTTGGTGCACGAATGCGTGCACATGGGCCTTGGACCGCGAGCCCATAAGCTGTTTTATCTCCTCATACGACGGGGCGAATTCATTCGCCTCAATGTAGTCCTTGATGAGATTGTACACCTCCAGTTGACGGGGCGTGAGTCCTTTCTTATTTCCTGTCATACGTATTGTCACGCCTCCCCGGAAACTCATTGTATCCCTTGGCATCCGGATTGGGTCCGTAGTTCTTTCGCGTGTGCCTCAGCATCTCAGAGTTGCCCCACTCATTTATGACCTCACTGGTGATTGATTTTTCAAGGGTGTCCTTGAGCTGCTTTTCGCCTTCGTCCAGCTC